AAGGACTTCAAGCTGATCAACGTCATTAAGCGGTCCTGGTCCGCCCGCCGGCAGCCGATGGTCGTGTACATTACGACGGCTGGCTATCAGCTCGATGGACCGCTAATGGAATACTACGAGATTGCCACAGATGTATTGAGTGGTGCCATCGAGCAGGAACAGAAGTTTTACTTCATGGCCGAGTTGGACGACATCAGCGAAATCGAAAACCCGGCCATGTGGATCAAGGCGAATCCGAACATCGGTGTTACACTTGACCTTCCACAGCTTGTCAAGGACTTCAATACGGACCGGCGAGTGCCGTCCGAGTACAACGACTGGGTGACGAAGCAGTTTAATATTTTCATGAACAGCAGCGAGCAGTCGTTCATCCCATTCGAGATTCTGAAGCGCAACAACAAAGAGGTTGATGTGAAGCAGTTCGAGGGGAAAAGCTGCGTCGGCGGGTTCGATCTTTCGGACAGCGAGGACTTCACATCAGCCTGTCTGGAGTTTCCGATCATGGACACGGGCGAGGTTTTCGTCCTTTCTCATTCGTGGATACCTGAAGCAAAAGTGAAGCAGGACAACGAAAAGATTCCGTACCGCGAATATGAAAGTTTGGGTCTGCTGACAATCATTCCCGGCGAGTACGTGAAAAAAGAGTACATTTACGACTGGTTTGTGGAGCAGTCGGACCGTTTTGCGATCGAAAAAATCATGTATGACCCGGCGAAAGCTTTCGGGCTAGTGGAGGCACTGAAAACTTACGGCTTCGAGTGCGAGATTGTCCGACAAGGGCACCTGACACTTGGACCTGCGATGGACGATCTGAAAGAGCTTTTCATCGACGGCAAGGTGATCTTTAACAACAACCGGCTCTTCCGCTGGTACGTGAACAACGTGAAGGTGGTTGAGGACCGAAATCGCAACAAAATACCAACGAAAGTGGGCCGCTACCGTAAAATCGACGGTTTCGCGGCCTTTTTGAATGCTCACGTCGAGGTCATGAAGCGTCTGGCTGCGCCCAAGGTTGTCGGCAACGTGGAGTTTGTTTCGATTAACGACCTGCTAAGGGGGTGAGTTTCGCCGTGAAAAACCTCATGATTTTTCTGCGCGACTTCGCAGAGGACATTTTCATCTTCGCCGGGCTGATCATGATCGTTATAGCGACGTTTTTGCTTAGCTACGTGGCCGGTCTGTATGTAACAGGTGGCATTCTGGTGGGGTTCGGATGGTTTTTAAGTCGGACACCTCCACATGAAGGAGGTGAGAAAACGAAATGATCTTTCGGAACTTACTTGCCAGTCAAAATAGAAGGTATAGCGGCCAAGGCTACGATTTCACGCGCTGGTTTTCGCCGGTCAATATCTTTTCCGGTTCTAAGGGCAACACTCTCGCTAGCAACGAGACGATCTTTGCAGCAGTGTCACGGCTGTCAAACTCGATGGCGAGTCTGCCGCTCAAACTTTACCGCGAATTCTCGCCGGTAAGCAACCGGGTTGCAGACCTGGTTGCCAACTCGCCAAACGCCAACATGACCAGTTTCGAGTTCATCCGGACGCTGGAAGTGATGCGCGACACACACGGGAACGGATACGCCCTGAAGATGTACGATGACAGGTTCCAGGTTGAGCAACTGCTGCTCCTTGATCCGTCCCGCGTGGAGCCAGTTATCGAAGAAAAGACAGGAGAACTGTGGTACGAGATCAACGCTCCGAAAGGACGGTACTACGTCCACAACATGGACATGATCCATGTCAAGCATATTGCAACCATCGGGCATTCACTCGCCTATAATTCCGTAGGTTACAAGGGCATCAGCCCGATCGACGTGCTGCGGAATACGGTCGATTTCGACCAAAAAGTGCGGCAGTTCAGCTTGGACACGATGGACGGCGCGATAAAAGCGTCCTTCATTCTCAAGATGGCGACGCACCTTTCGCCAGAAAAGAAACAAGAAATTCTCGACAACTTCAAAAAGTTTTATCAAGAGAATGGTGGCGTAATCATCCAAGAATCTGGCGTGGAAATTGACCCGATCGAGCGCAGTTTTATCGATTCAAAAGTGTTCGAAGTCGAGAAAATCACGAAATCCAGGGTGGCTATGGTCTACAACATGCCTGTTCATATGCTGGGCATGACCGAAGGCGTGAACTACAACAGCATGGAGCAGTTGGCTCTTGACTTCGTTCAAAACACGCTGGTCCCCATAGTCCGGCAATACGAGCAGGAATTTAACCGAAAACTGTTGACTCCACAGGAGCGCCAGAAAGGACTGTATTTCAAGTTCAATCTCGGCGCTCTTTTGCGTGGAGACACCAAAACCCGCGGTGAATTCTACTTCAAAATGGTGCGTTCGGGTGTTTTCAAGCCAAACGATTGCCGGGCGTGGGAAGAGTTACCGCCGGAACCTGGCGGCGACAAGCTTTACATGAGCAAAGACCTGGCACCCATTGATGATCCTTCACGGACGGGAAAGGGGGTGAAACCCGAATGAAAAAGCAGAAGTTCTGGGAATTCAAAAATGCTGCAAATGACACTGGTGAGTTGTACATCTACGGCGACATTGTTTCTTACAAGTGGAGCGACCAAGATACTACGGCAAAAAGCTTCAAGGAAGACTTGGATGCTCTCGGGGACATCAAAACGTTGAACCTGTATATCAATTCCCCGGGAGGATCAGTATTCCAAGGGCAGGCGATCTACAGCATCCTCAAACGGCACAGCGCTCAAAAAAACGTCTACATTGACGGAGTGGCGGCTTCCATCGCCAGCGTTGTCGCCATGGCCGGAGACACCATCTACATGCCGAAAAACACCATGATGATGATCCACAACCCGTGGACTTTCGCCATGGGGAATGCCAATGACCTCCGAAAAGTGGCGGATGACCTTGAGAAGATCAGGGAAAGCCTTATTGAAGCGTACCTGAGCAAGACAGGTGACGCTCTGAGTCGCGAAAAACTAACTGAGATCATGGATGCCGAGACTTGGCTGACAGCCCAGGAGTGCTACGATTACGGCTTGTGTGATGAAGTGGTGGAAGCCAAAGAAATCGCTGCCAGCGCGAACACAGAATTGCTCGCACACTTCAAAAACGTCCCTGAATCGCTCAAAAATGCGTTCAAAAAGCCTGAAATCAGCGTAATTAGCGCCGAAGAAAGGCAAAAAATGATCGCAGAATCCAAGCAAAACCTTGAAAATTTACAAAAAATCCTGGGGGGATTGTGACATGAAAAAGCTTAGTTTCCGTTTTCCTACGAACATGCAGTTTTTCGCAGGAGGCCCGACTCTTTACGAACTGAAAGAAAAGATGGCGACTGTTGGTGCCCAACTGCAAAGCATCGAGAACCAACTCGTAGAGAAGTTGGCGAATCCGGCCGTACCTATGAACGAGATTTCCGACCTGAAAAACCAAAAAAATGACCTGCAGGAGCGCTTTAACCTCCTGAAAGAGCAACACGATAAGCTGGATCAGGAGCAAAAAGCCAAACTTGCCAACGAAAACAAGGTTGCTGTCGCAACTACAGACAAGGAAAAAATGGCTGCTGCAAAAGCTGAGTTTTTCCGAGCTGCGATCCAAGGGCGCAAGATGTCCCAGGACGCGATGAACGCGCTGCAAGCGTTGCCGAGTCCGAACACCTCCGGCGGTGACAAGTTTCTGCCTACAACCCTTAGCAACGAACTGATTTCTGAGCCGTTGACGACCAATCCGCTGCGCGGGGTCATCCGTGTAACCAATATTAAGGGTCTGGAAGTGCCGAAGATCGCCTACTCGCTGGACGATGATGCCTTTATCGGTGACGACGATACGGCAAAAGAACTGGAACTGACAGGTGACAAGGTTTCGTTTGGCCGCCACAAGTTCAAAGTCAAAGCGCGCATCTCTGACACGGTGCTGCATGGCTCTGACCTTGCTCTGGTCAACTATGTAGAGAACGCGCTGCGCTCGGGCTTGGCTGCCAAGGAGAAGAAAGTTTCCTTCGCTACCACGCCGGCAACAGGCGAGGAGCATATGAGCTTCTACAGCACGCAAAACGGCATTAAAACAGTTGACGGTGCCGATCTGTTCGAGGCCATCACGAACGCAATCGCCGATCTGCATGAGGATTTTCGCGAGAGCGCCCGCGTTGTCATGCGCTACGCAGACTACGTGAAAATTCTCAAGACACTGGCGAACAACAGCGCGACCCTGTTCAGCGCGCCGCCGGAATCCATCATCGGTAAACCGGTCGTGTTCAGTGATAGTGCCATCAAGCCGATTGTCGGTGACTTCCGATACGCGCAACTCAACTACGATGGTGACCTGATTTACGACACCGACAAAGACGTTGATGCCGGCGAGTACCTGTTCGTGTTGACAGGCTGGCTCGACCAACAAATCCTGTTGAAGTCTGCATTCCGGATTGCGAATGTGGTGCCGACGCCGTGATGAAGGGGTGATGCCCCATGCCAACGCTTGACGAACTGAAAACGTACCTGCGCATCGACGGGAGCGAGGATGACAGTATCCTCGCTTTCCTCATGGATGCGGCAAAGGAATACCTGACGAATGCGGGAGTGCCGGAGCCTCCGGCTGACGCACCGTCAAAACTGTACAATTTGGCCGTGATGCTTTACGTCGCCCTGCACTATGAAAACCGGGATCCGGCGCAGAAGATCGAGCGGTTCAGCTACGCCCTGGAAAGCATCATTTTGCAGTTGAAAACGAGTGTTTGAGAGGGGTGATGAAATGACAAAGTACATCGTTACGAAGAAGTTTTACGACCGCTACGCCAACATGAAGCTGTTCGTCCCTGGGGACACCCACGAGCCGCACAGTGAAGAGAGGGCGCAACAATTGCTTACGCAAGGCTTCATAGCTGCTGTGAACGATGAGAAAGCAGAAGCGACGCTCCCTAAGCAAGAGAAGCCCAAGGAGACGAAAGGGCGAGGTAAAAAAGACGAATTGAAGCCAAAGGGTGGCGACGATGGCGCGGAAACTGACGGCCAGTGACCTCAACCGCCGCATCACGATTCAGCAAAAGCAGATCGTTGTCGATCCCGAGGGCATCCCGACAGAGAAATGGACGGACGTAGCTACTGTTTGGGCAGCGCGGAATCCGCTGTCAGGCAAGGAGTACTTTGCTGCGGCTGCAGTGAATGCCGAGAAAACGGTTAAGTATCGCATACGTTACCGTCCCGGTATCCTTCCGCATATGCGCCTGATCGACCAAAAGGACGGCGTGACGTATGACATCAAGGCAGTGCTTGACGACTACTACGGTGACCGAACGCAAACACACATCATGGCGGAGGTGCTGGAGGGTGGTTAAGAACGGCATCGAACTGACCGGGATTGACGAACTACTGAACCAACTGCGCCGGAAACTCCAGAACGCCTCCTCCCGTGTCGAAAACAAGGCACTCCAGGCGGCCGGCGAACCGCTCGCGGAAGCTATGCGGCAGAAGGTAAACCGGTCGGGATACAAGTATGCCTATCACATCAAAGACAACATTCGGGTGAGCCGAGTGCAGCGTCGTGAGGGCGTCAAGTATGTGCTCATCGGCCCGAACCGGAAGACCGGATGGCGGGCTCACTTCCTGGAGTTCGGCACATCAAAGATGAGCGCCAAGCCGTTTGTCGAGCCCGCGTTTCACGAGAAGAAAGGCGAAGCCCTGCAAATCCTCGCTGACGAGATGCGGAGGGGGCTGATTATGTGAAAACCGACATCAAGACGGAAGTCCGGGCGGCGCTGTTAAACAATGCAGCGCTTGTTTCGTTGTTGGGGAGTGATCGGTATGGCAACACGCCTGTTTACGTACTGAAAGCGGCAGACGCCGAGACATTTCCGCGCATCACCCTTTTTGAGGTGACGAACTACTCCGCCGCGTTTGCTGACGACATACCGATCATGGCTGACGTTATCCTGCAGATTGACGTTTGGTCAAAGGACAGTACGTCAGCGATCGCTGGCGAGGTGGACAAGACAATGCAGGAGCAGGGCTGGACCCGTACCAGTGCAGCTGACCTGTATGAAGAAGACGTGGGAGTTTATCACAAAGCACTGCGTTACCGCAGGCAATACGAGGAGGATTGATGAGCATGGCAAAAGGCATTCGTATCGGTATGGATAAAATCCATTACGCGATCATGACGGATGAGGAACAGGAAACATACGACACGCCAAAGCCTATTCCAGGGGCGATCACAGGAACCGTTTCCCCATCGACCAACACAGAAACACTGTATGCCGATGACCAGGCGTGGGAAACGGCGTCGGCACTGGGAGAAATCGAGGTCGAACTGAACGTGGCCGACCTGCCCCGAGAGGTACTGGCTGATCTTCTCGGCGCAACGGTTGACGCTAACGGTGTCCTGGTGCAGTCCAAGTCGGACGTTGCTCCCTATGTTGCGATCGGATTCCGCAGCCAAAAGTCTAACGGCAAGTATCGCTATTTCTGGCTGTACAAAGGCAAGTTCCAGCCGAATGAAGAGGAATTCCAGACCAAAGAAGACAGCCCGTCCTTTCAAACACCGACGATCACCGGCACATTCATCGCGCGGCAGACTGACGGCAAGTGGCGTGCTCGGGTAGACGAAGATGAGACAGGGGTAAAACCTGAAGTCATTCAGAACTGGTTTTCTGCCGTATATGATGGCACCCCGATCCCGTGATTGAGGGAGGCCAAGCGCCTCTCTCTCTTTTTTTACATTCAAAGGAGGAATAGATTATGTCAGTAAAAGACATCCGTCCAAAAGCAGTACCCATCCAACTTGATAAACAAAGACATCTGTTATACGACATGAACGCGTTCTGCGAAATTGAAGACAAACTCGGTGGCATCCAGCAAGCTTTTGATATTCTCAAGAATGCATCACCCAAGGGAATTCGGACTCTTTTATGGGCCGGATTAGTTCACGAAGATGAAGAACTGACAGAGAAGCAAGTTGGCGCCATGTTTGGTCTTGGCAGCCTTGAAAAAATTTCGACTGCAATCAGCGAAGCGATCGTTGGATCTCTGCCGGAACCAAAAAACGACGACCCCAGCCCGGCAAAGAAGAAGTAGAGCAGGGCTGGGACTGGCCATATTTGTACTACATCGGGACCGTCATCCTGAACATGGATGAGCGGTCCTTTTGGCGTTGTACACCACGCAAACTAATTGCGCTTTGGGACATGCACAAGCTTGTGAACGGCTTGGAAACGGAGGAAGAAAAGCAACAAAAAGTCGTCCCGATCGACCAGGTTGGCTTTCTGTGACAAAGGTAGGTGAGAGAAGAGATGGCAGATATCGAAGTGGGAGACCTTGTCGCCAGGATCACGCTGGACGATACCGGACTGGACAAGTCTCTTGCACAAATCCAGCGGGAGATGAAGCTGGTTGCCAGCGAGTTCGAGAAGGCGACGGCCAGCCTGGAGGCGTTCGGCAGCGAAGAAGATAAACTGCGAGCAAAGAGCGACCAGCTTACCAAACAGATCGCCCTGCAGGGGCAGAAGGTGGAACTGCTGCGGCAAGAGTTCAAGAAAGCAGCTCAAGAAAAAGGCGAAGATGCTGTCGCCACACAGAAGCTGGCTGTGCAGTTGAACAAGGCCGAGGCAGCCCTCGCCAAGATGCAGGTCGAACTGCAAAAGACCAACAAGGAACTGGCCGATCAGCCTTCCCGGATGGCGAAGTGGTCGAGCGGTCTAAAAGACTTCGGCAACCATCTCCAGTCTGCCGGCCAGGAGATCGCCACATCTTTCGGTGTGGCCGGGGCGGCGATCAGCGCAGCGTTGGGTTATGCAGTCAACACGGCAGCCGACTTTGAAGCGCAGATGGACAGGGTTGGCGCGATCGCCGAAGCGAGCGCTGCGGATCTTGACGCCATGAGCGACGCAGCAATGGATCTGGGCGCGAAAACCAGTAAATCAGCCTCTGAAGTAGCCCAAGGTATGGAAATGATGGCCGCGATGGGGTTCAAGGCCAACGAGATTATCGCGGCAATGCCAGGGGTTATTGCCGCCGCCGAGGCATCCGGGACTGACATGGCCCTTGTCGCCGATACGATGGCCGTTTCCCTGCGCACATTTGGTTTGGAAGCCTCTCAAGCGACCCACGTAGCTGACGTATTGGCCAAGACCGCGAACATGTCGGCAGCAAATATCGAGGGCATGGCATATGTCCTCAAGTACGCTGCAGCCCCGGCCCATACGCTTGGTATGTCTCTCGAAGAGTTGGCAGCTTCTGCTGCGATCATGGCCGACGCTGGTATCCGTGGAGAGACAGCGGGTACAACATTGCGCTCCGCCTTGCTGAGCCTGACGGCACCAAGTAAAGAGGCATCCAAAGAGCTTGAAAAACTCAAGGTAAGAATTACGGACGCTCAGGGCAACATGCTCCCGTTTGCGGACATCATCGCTCAGTTGAAAGCAGGCATGCAAGGGTGGGGCAACGCGCAGAAGGCTGCCGCGCTGGAAACTTTGTTCGGAAAAGAAGCCGTTTCTGGTATGATGGCCGTTATTGAGGCTGGCCCCGAGAAAATACGAGCCTTAACTGCAGAGTTACAAAACTCCACCGGGGCTTCTGCGCAAGCGGCTGCACAGATGAAAGACAACCTCAAAGGCGCTCTGGAGCAGTTGAGCGGCGCCTTTGAAACCATGCAGATCACCATTGGTAACGCCCTCATTCCCGTCATCCAATCACTTGCCGGCGCCTTACAATCCGTTGTCGACTGGTTCAACCAACTCGACCCGTCCGTCCAGCAGTTCATCGCTCTGTCGGCGGCCGCCGGCGCAGCGCTGCTCACCCTAATCGGAGCATTGGGGGCCGTTATGGCAGCAGTTGGTTTGGCTGCGTCCGGCTTGGGAGCGCTCGGGCTTTCCCTCTCAGCGGTGTCTGCCGCGATCCTGCCCGTCACCGCCGCGATTGCCGGATTAACGGCGGCCGGGATTTTGCTGTATCAGAATTGGGACACGATTAGCGCAAACGCGAAAGTCGTATGGAACGGCATCGTCTCTGTCGTTAAACCTGCAGTCGATGAGGTTGCATCGTTTATCACCAAGACATTTGGCGACTTGGCCGCCTGGTGGAAAAGCATTTGGCCTGATTTGCAAGTGGCGTTCATGAACATCTGGAACGCCATTCTGGCCTACACCCGCCCCACACTTGAGGCGATTAAAGCTGTCTTTGATGCAGTGTGGCCGTACATCAAGAACATCACTGTGGCTGTGTGGGAAACAATCAAAACAGTAATTAATTCGGTCATCACGGCGATAAAAGGATCCATGGAAATTTTTATTGGCCTGTTCACTGGAGACTGGGACCGAATGTGGAATGGCGTCAAGATGAGTGCTCAGGCTGGTTGGGATGCAATCAAAGCCATCTTTTCAGGTGCGATTGATATCATCTACAACTTATTGAACGGGTTAGCATCAGGTATTTCCGCTTATTTCCAACAAATTGGAAAGGCGATAGTCACTGGGGAATGGTGGAGCGCATTTGTTGAGTGGTTGTCAAATATACCCAGTTTGATCGGAGAAAAGCTGAGCGAATGGGGCGACGCCATTGGCAACTGGTTCATCGAGCAGAAATCAATGATTTCTAGTTTGCTCGAACAATGGTGGATAAATATCGGAGAGTGGTTCTCAAGTATCCCGTCACGGATTAGTGAGAAACTTACTGAGTGGGGAGAAGCCATTAAGACATGGGCGCAAGAGCAGCATCAGGAAAACATTCGCCAGTTTAGCGAGTGGTGGAGTGCGATATCTGAATGGTTCTCAAGTATTCCATCGAGACTTCAAGAAAAGTTGATCGAGTGGAAAAACGCCATCGTGGGATGGTTTTCCGAACAGAAAGAAAACATCAGTGCCAAGATGGGGGAATGGTGGGAGTCGATGAAAACTTGGTTCTCGTCCATTCCGCAAAAGCTTGGTCACTCTCTTGGGGAATGGTGGAATACGATAGGCACGTGGTTCAGCGAAATCCCTGGCAAGATTTCCGCAAAGCTCGAAGAATGGTGGACGGCCATAAAGAACTGGTTTTCCAGCATGCCCGAAAAGCCTGAGATTAAGAATGCAGGATCAAACATCGTGAACAGTCTGGTTAACGGAGCTGCGGCTACAAGTCCAAGCGAGATGGATCGATTGGGGAAAATGATCGTTGATGGTCTTACTGGGGCGCTGGCGGTTCTAGGAATTGCTGTATTGGCTGCAGGTAGAGAAATCATCAAGCGTTTCATTGAAGGCGTGAAATCTATCGACGTTGTAGAGATAGGCCGCAACATTGTTCAAGGCTTAGCCCAAGGGATTGAGTCGCTCTCTGGTTGGATAAAGCAGAAGGTTTTAACATTCGTCGAAGGCATCGGTAAAACGATCAAGGAGTTCTTTGGCATCCAGTCTCCTTCCCGACTGATGTCCGAATACGGTCGTTACATCGTTGAAGGGCTGTGGGAAGGCATCCAATCGATGGCCTCTTGGATAAAGAGCAACGTCACTCAATTCGCCTCCAACATCGCCAACACCATCAAAGAGTTTTTCGGCATCCACTCACCTTCCCGACTGATGGCCGAGTATGGGCGATATATTGCGGAAGGGCTGGCTAACGGGATCGAACAAAACAAAGGCAAGCCCATCCAGCAAGCCGATCTGATGGTGCAGGCAATCAACGGTGCGCTTGGCAAGCTGCAAAATGAATTAAAACTAACTGCCCAAATCGCACAAGCCGAGTTCGACCTGATGGCTGCCAAAATGCAGGAGTCTGGATCAGAGAGTGAAATGCTCAAGGCAAAGTATGAACTGCTGACTCAGCAGCTTGACATTCAAAACCAGACAGTCGCCGTGCTACGTAAGGCATACGAAGATATGAAGGCGACCAAGGGAGAAAACGCGGAAGAAACGAAAAAGCTGTACCTGGAACTGCTGAAGGAGCAGACCGCTTATCAGGGCCTCAAAAAAGAGTTGCAAGAGGTTGAGCAGCAACTAAAGAAAGCGACTTCGGCAAAAATAGAGTTTCTGCAGGCAGACGGGAAAAACTTCTTCCGGAACGACAACGGCCACTGGGTGGAGATTGGTGACACTGGTCCGTACAACCCTGTGATATACGATGATGAGGGAAAAGTGGTGAGCAGGATCTCGGATTGGCTCGATACCTCCAATAATGGCGGCGGCGAAGAGAAAAGGGACAAAGGCCGCAATCCTACGGATCCCAACGATAAAGACTACAAAAACGATGATCGCTACACCTGGGATGAGGATAAAGGTAGATGGTGGGATAACGAGGACGGAGGCTGGGAAGGTAGCGACATATTCGACTCGTTCAAGAGCGAGACGAAAAAAGCAGCCAAGGATATTGGTGACTCGATCAAAGATGTTTTCGACAAAGTGAAAGACGCATTCAAGTTTCCCGGCCTTGCTACCGGCGGAACCGTCACCAAATCCGGGTGGACGTGGGTTGGTGAGAATGGCCCGGAGCTGCTTCGTCTGCCGCGCGCGGCCGAGGTAACGCCGCCGGAGCTGATCGGTCCTCGGTACGGAGCCGTTGAGGGTAGTTCAAGCATCAATCTGTCTTTCAACATTAATGGACCGGTGTACGGCATTGACGATCTCAAGGGACAAATGCGCAGGATAATCGAACAAGAAGCGCTGCCGATCATTACCAGGCAAATCAGGCAACCAGCGAGAGCGAGGTGAGAACGTGCCAACGCTCCAGACAATCATTGGGGAACTGGTCCACATGCGGACGAAAAACAGCAAACACTACCTGCTCTCTGACGGCTCCTATCAAGCCGTCATTTTTTTGCACGACGTACACTACGAGGATGAGCACGGGAACCTGCAGAACATCGATACTGACCTGTACGACGAGGCTGACTTTGATGTGATGGAGTTTCCTGTCTCTAAGCACAAGTGCGATTCTTTTAGAGCTCGCAGGCAGATGGTCATCGGTGCGAAAAGTAAGGGCGTGCTAGACAGAGAGAAGTTCGACTTCCACGCCCTTCGTGTTCCTTTCGCAGCGACAATCCCGCGTAATTTCCGGAAAGGATACAGCATCGGCAAAGGCGAGAATAAGCTCACGTTCAAGCCTGTGGGCGCTTCCGTGTCCATTGGACGCCTGAATCCTGAGAAGCGCAGTGAAGTGGAGTACCAGGACGCTTGGAACGATGTAGATGTGAAGTTGGAGCTAACCGACCGGGGCGTTAAGGAAACGCTGATACTCAAGACGGACAAGGCGCCCACGGAGTTTTCGTTTCAGGTGGAAGGGAATATTGCCGACGACCTGACAGCCGGGGAGTTGCTCCTTGAAAACGCGTGGTTGGAGGACGCTGCTGGTGTACGCCGGGACGTATTGCAGACAGTGCGTCGTGAAAGTGGGAAAGTGTTCGTGGACATCTTCGTAGATGTGACGGGCCTGACGTTTCCGGTTGTTGTTGATCCCACTACGACGATTCAACCAGGTCCCACTGACGGAGTAGATACCTTCATCAATAGTGTCTACTTCGGTACCGAGTTTGGTGAACAAGCATATTTGTCCGTTGGACACTACGAAGGGCAATTTGGACGGGAAAAGACCCATTCCCTCATCCGGTTTCCGATGCCTTCCATACCTGCAGGCGCTAGTATTGTGAAAGCAGAGGTCGTACTGGCAGCTGGGCAAGTGACAGGTTCGTATCCGAAAGTGGTCGTAAAACCGATCACTTCTAGTTGGGATGAAAACACAACTTGGAATAGACGACCTCAAACGGATTCCAATTACGCCACTCCTGCCTATCAGACTCAAACAGGTACCAACACATTTGACATCATAACGATCTTCACTCGATGGAGAGACGGACTGCAAACCAACTACGGGATCAGTATCGAACCAGCTGACGGTGGCCCTCCATTAGCCGACTCGCGCCTATGGTTTGGTTCCTGTGAGTCTCCTAACGCAACAGATAGACCGAAATTGGTTGTGATCTACAACCAGCCTCCGGGTGCCCCAACCGTAACGTCACCCAACGGGGGCGAAACTTGGAATACCGTCCACACGATTACATGGACGCCTGCAACCGATCCCGATGGTGATTCCTTGCGATACAACATTCAGCTTTCGACGGACAACGGATCAACTTGGAAAACCATCGTTTCTCTCACATCTGTGGGCGCCACATCGTACACCTACAACTTCACAAATGAGCCGGAAACCTCAACGGCAAAAATCCGTATCCGCGCCTATGACGGCAACGATTACGGCCCGTGGGACGAGTCAAACGGCGTGTTTACGATCAAGCATAACGTTGCGCCGACAGCACCGACCAACCTGTCACCAAGCGGGGGCTCTGCAGTAAACCGAGCGGCAACCGTGCGCCTGTCGTGGAAACACAACGACCCGAACAGCAACGACCCGCAGTCCAAGTTCGACCTGCAGTGGCGGCCAGTCGGGACAGGTACGTGGAACACGGTTACTCAGGTTACTCCGAACCAATACTGGGACGCACCTGCCGGTACGTTCCCTCGTGGCAACATTGAATGGCAGGTGCGCACCTACGACCAGGCAGGCTTGAGTGGCCCTTACTCGGCGCAAGCTACCTTTTTCGCTGGAGACAAACCCGCAACGCCAACGATTGTAAGCCCGACAAACGGATCGACGGTTCCAGTTGCCCGTCCGACGCTTCAGTGGTCGAGTGTAGACCAGGTCGCGTACCAAGCGCAGGTGCTCAACTTGGCCAATGCCGTTCTGTGGGACACAGGAGAAGTTGTTAGCACAAACAAGGCGGTCACTATCGGATACGACCTCGCCAACAACACTCAGTACAAGCTGCGGGTACGAATCAAAAACGCTGACGGTTTGTGGAGCGATTGGACAACGATCACGGTCACAGTGTCGTACACGCCGCCGGCAGTGCCGGTGCTGACCATCACCAACGACGAGACGAATGGGCGAATCCGAATCGCGATCACTAACCCATCGCCCCAGGGGACAGAGCCGAACGTCGTCAGCAACGATCTGTACCGGAGAAAGAACGGCGAAACTGCTTGGACCCGGATCAAAACCGGAATCCCGAACAGTGGTATATACGACGATTACGCGGCCGCCAGCGGAGTCACGTATGAGTACATGGCTCGTGCTTGGGGTGATAACGGGACATTTACTGACAGTCTCCCGTATCCTGGTCACATCACACTGAAAGGCGTCTGGCTGCATTGCATCGACGATCCGACCGGGACCGTCCACAGATTCGCACTGAGCAGCGGCAACAGCGACGAGTGGCGGACAGATGGAAGCCTAATGAAGTTTGCCGGCCGGAAACGTCCTGTCGCGGTGTTTGGGGAGAACGAGGACGGACGAGTCACGGCCAATCTGCAAATGCTCCGCAACCGAGGTGACCGGGAAGCCCTGCAGAACATTGTCCAGCGCAAAACGCCAGTCTGTTACCGGGACAATCGGGGGCGCAAGATGTTCGGAGTAATCTTCCAACTGCCGAGTAATGACACGTTCTATGGTTACACTGTATCGGTGAGCATCGACGAGATCGACTACAAGGAGGAAGTCTGATGCTTACGCTGGCAAGGAACGGATACTCCGCTGATCAAGTAAGGCGTGCCTTACACGCTGCCCACCGAACGATGAAGTTCCGATACGAGCTGCTGAGCAGCTCCAACCAGTTCAAGGCGCATCTGACCAACGTTCTCAGCGGACATGTTGGGTACAACAGCCTGGCGCAGATAAAGCGAACTGGACGATTCAGCATGCGTGATGATGGCAGCGTCAACTTTCTATCGGACCGCCTCAAACCTTATGCACTTCTGAAAATGCCGGACGGCGGATGGACGGAGTGGCCGCTGGGTGTGTTTGTACTTTCCACGCCGCCACGGCGAGCGGATGATGCCGGTGTCGTTACCCGAGAGGTGGAAGCATACGACCTTCTCCAAGTGCTCGTCGATGACAAGGTAACAGACCGGTACACAATCCCGGCCGGCGCGAACTACATCACTGAGGTCAAAGTGCTGCTCGACAGTGCTGGCATCACCGCGCAGAACCTCACGGCCACGGACAAGACGTTGCCGGCCGACCGTGATTGGGACCCAGGCACAACCAAACTGCAAATCATCAACGACTTGCTGGGGGCGGTAAACTACCGCTCCCTTTGGTTTGATGAGAACGGCGTGGCCGTCGCGCAGCCATATGTTTCCCCGACCGTTCGGGCAAGTGAATACACCTACCGGGACGATGACGAATCCGTGATTTTCCCCGAGGTGCAGCAGTCGCTTGACCTGTTTGCCGTTCCAAACCAGTGGGTGCTGTACGTCAGCGAGGCCGATCGGCCGCCGCTGAGGTCCGTCTACACCAACACCAACCCGGCCAGCCCGACCAGCACCGTCAACCGTGGCCGCACCATCGTAGCAGAGCCGAAACAGGTGGATGCAGCCGACCAGGCGACGCTGGATGCGCTGGCGCAACGGGAGGCTTTTGAAGCCAGCCAGGTCTACGAGCAGGTGGAGTTTGAGACGGCAGTCATGCCATTCCACAGCGACTTGGATTGCCTGACGCTTGAGTTTTCCACGCTTGGCATCGCTGACAAGTACGTGGAAACAGCGTGGGAGTTTGAACTACGAGCGGATGCACGTATGAGGCACCGGATCAGAAAGGTTGTGAACGTCTGATGCGTGCAGAGGATTTCCTTGACATCGTGCAAGGCGGAAACGACAAACAAGCAGCCTTCCGTCTCGGGAAAATCCCTGCGGATTACGCGGGGGGAAGGCCGCGCGTTTTGTTCGACGGAGAAACCTCGGCAAGCGCCAGGACTTATCCGTATCTGGCCGGATACACACCCGCTGCCGGTGACCGCGTGCTCCTGGCACAGGTAGGGCGCGGATGGGTGGTGCTCGGCAAAATTGTATAGGAGGTAGCCTCGATTGCTTCGGGGCTTTCATTTTGCCCACAGGGCGAGGAGGAAGAGTGCACATGGAAAACTTGTTCAAGACAGCAGTAGCAGTCGGCGGCGCGGCCGCCTCTTATCTTTTCGGGGGGTGGTCTACGCTGTTGGGTGTGCTGCTTACGTTTGTGGTTATTGATTACGTCAGTGGCGTGATCGCAGCCGGTGCTGAAGGCAAACTGAAAAGCAAAGTAGGACTCATTGGGATTGCCCGCAAAGTGTTCATCTTCGCAATGGTTGCAATCGCACACCTGGTTGATTCGGCGTTGGGAGATCAGCATGTTTTGCGCGATGCGACGATCTTTTTTTACTTGGCAAACGAGCTTCTAAGCATCATTGAGAATGCTGGGCGTGTTGGACTTCCAGTCCCTGCGCCAATCCAGAAAGCTGTAGAAGTGCTGAAAGGAAAGAGTGATCAAAGTGTCAACGGCCATTAATTTCATTGGCAAAATCGCTCAAACTGCGGTGGCTGGCATGCGTGAATCTCGTGTGCCAGCCTCTTTGATTATCGCGCAGGCGATTCTTGAATCCAGTTGGGGTACATCTGAACTGGCGACCAAAGCAAATAACCTGTTCGGGATTAAAGGTTCAGGCCCGGCCGGTAGCTACAGAAGAGTGTCGGCTGAGTATGTGAACGGGCAGAAGATCCAGAAAGCATCTGATTTCAAGAAGTATAATTCCTGGGCGGAATCCATTCGCGATCACACGGAATTCCTGTTGAAACCACGTTATGTAAAAGTGATCGGAGCAGATTGGAAAACGGCATGTAGAGAGGTTTACGCTGCAGGGTACGCTACCGACCCTCAATACCCACAAAAGCTGATGCGACTTATCGAACAGTACAAGCTGTATGAGTACGACAAACAGGGAGGAGAGAACGTGACAAAACCCATTGTGCTCATCGACCCCGGCCATGGCGCGGAAACAGCCGGTAAACGCTCCCCGGACGGCACGTTGCGAGAATATGAATTCAATCGAAATGTCGCTCGTCGGCTGGTGAAAAAGCTCCAATCGTCCGGGTTCGACGCCCGCCTGACGGTGAATGATGACAAAGACATGCCGTTGATTCAGCGCACGAACCAGGCGCGGGACTTGAAACGGCAGGGGCAGAACGTCCTGCTCGTGTCCATCCACGCCAACGCTGCCGGTAATGGCTGGAGCACGGCGAACGGGATCGAGACGTACACAAACGACCAGGCGGAGAAGCTGGCGCAGATCATCCAGCGCCGCCTCGTAGCGGATACCAACCTGCGGGATCGCGGGGTGAAACGAGCTGACCTGCACATCACCAGGGAGACCGCGAGATACGGCATTCCCGGCGTGCTTTGCGAGCTGGGATTCATGACGAACCGGGACGAGTGCGCGCTGTTGAAAACAGATGCCTACCGGGAGAAGTTCGCCACCGCAATTGCAAAGGCTATCTGCGAACACTACGGAGTGCCTTTCAAAGCATCCACAGACAATCCACAACCCGCACAAAAACCTGTGGATAAGGTTTCCATTGAGATTAACGGAAAGCGCCTCAGTGTGCAAGGATACCTTCGCGACGGCGTATCCTGGCTCCCGATCCGGGCTGTAGCCGAGGCAGTCGGTGGCAAAGTGGAGTGGTGCGCTTGCACGAAGCAGGTGCGTGTGAACGGAAAAGACCTGACGGAGAGCATTGAAAGCGGCACGTCGTATGCTCCCGCCCGGGAGTTGGCGGCCATCCTCGGGCTGACCGTCGAATGGTGCGGGGAAACGAAAACCGTGAAGCTGAAGAAAGGGTGTGCGTGACATGAAGAAGGACGGAAACATTGTGGTGCTGATCACTGGCCTGTTGGGTGCCGTCAAACTGGCGCTGGAGGCATTCGGATACTCGATCATCACCGACGATCAGATCAACGCGATTGCGAACGGAGTGGCTGCCGTGGCCACCGTAGTTGCGGCATTCTTGAACAACCGTAAACCAAAAGCGGAGTAAGAACAGCAACCCTCTGCCGGAGACGGTAGAGGGATGTTGTTATCAAATTCATTTAATCTACATACAATTAGAATTAAAAATGGGGAAAATGCTTACGTGTATTATGCAACTTTTTTAGGCATAATGAGTATAAGTAAGTGGAGGAACAAGACGGGTGTAAATTGTCAAACATTTTTTCTTGCTTTCTTGTCGTTTTTTTTGTATTGTGAAATCAGCTTCATCTTCGTACGTAAATCATGGCAAATTAACCATTGATTTGACATAAATTCTTGGCCATTTATTAATACACTGTTAGATACAGTGTTTTTTCTATCGAATTGGAGGATTTCCTATGAATATCAGAGAATGGTTTGGTTACGAAGGGGCAATTAGATCGTCAAATGTTGACCATCGATTTGATGAACTCCTTGAGTTGTTTGCAAAAGGTGTTTGTAGCCTGTTTCGCTCCGAACCAACTGATTATAGGAATGTTTATGATTTTGTCACAGAAGTTACTAAGAGACCGGACTTAAGTGTTGCGGACACTAAATTTATTTCTTGGTTTATTGAAAAAGGCTTGCCTTGCTTACAAAAAATATGCGGTGAAAAACTTCCAGTTAACGACGATCTAATCGCCGATTTTGAGTTTGAAGCATACAACATTGAAGACGAGTTGCCTTACTCTCCATCGGATGATATGAGAATTTGTCTTATTAATGTAGTAAGTTATTTGCCTGATCGGATTGAAAGGGCAAAGGTACAAGATGAGGTACGGCATATTACTACCTATTCTCTCTCTGATTCACCTGCTAATTGTTGGGCAACTTATATGAAAATGGCAGGAAATTATCAAATGAATATTGAACTAAAAGGAGCCAGCGAAAATGCGGGCTCTTCTCTTATTTTCTGTGGTTAGGAGGATACTTTATGACTGAGGAGTTAATGAGTTATTACAAACTTATAAGATATTCTGTACATCTTCAGGATGTAAGATTAAAATCCTTGAAGGTTAATCGTTTAGATGGAGAAAGTAAAACAATGAACGTTTCGATTCAAAGAGGGGTCTCGATGCTCGAAGCGGGGGCAGTCATCGCTATAAAAGTGAACATCGATTTCGAGGAAGACGGGCCATTTGAATTAGAACTAGAACTTGAGGGTTTGTGCGTTGCTACAAACGAAAGTATTACAGAAGAAGAATTAAGGCAATACGCATTTGATCAGGTTGTGCCATTACTTCTCCCTTATGCTCGTGAAACCGTAGCCAGCACCTTGGCAAGAATGCACTTGCCTATTTTTAACATTCCGACCATGGACGTGTTACAATCAATGGCTTATAACAGCGTAGATAGTCAGGAGTGATGTTGTGGTGAATCCTGACTTGCTCTCTTTTGTTCGAAAGGACGAGCTCCCAGAAAAATTTGTTAACGTAGTACATGAATTTGCTGATCACTTCAAAAGTCCTAGGGAGTATGTTCCTGATTTTTGTACAATTCTCACACGATCATGGCGCTGGAACCATTCTACACTTCAGGATAAATTGACTACCTGCTTGGAACGATTCGGAAAACATTCAGGGAGAAAGAAAATAACCGAGATGATAAGAAGAGCATTTTCTCTGTGTGAAAATGACGATGAATTAAAAATATTGAGAGGAGCTTTACTTGAAGCCTTGGTCATTGGATGTCATGGCGGTGTCCAAACATTATCAAGCCCTAATGTGGGTTGGGGAGCCCAGGTAATACTTAGAAATAACATTATACGGTATCGCTGCACCAAAAAAATTGATGATAATTGTCGGAACAGATCAACAGTTGACTTTGGGATCTGGGATGGTTACCATGGAAAGTTCTTCGAATGCAAAGTCCATCCTGATGGGATCGGTTGCAAAGAAATCAATTACCTAGAGACCCTCTCCCAAACATTGAAGGAAAACAATATTAGTCACGAATTATTTCTGGTGTGTGCAGAATCGATAGATTCAATTCGTCAGCGGGCGGATATATTGGGTCTTGGTCTGAAGTTCAAACTTATTGGCACAAAAGAGCTTCAAAGAATGGTAGCTTCATAAGCCATTCCGTACTATTTGAATATCCCATCCTCAATCTTGATAAAAGGATTGAAGGATGGTTTTCTTTTGCTTGCGAAGTGCATAAGCAATTTGTATATAATACAAACAAACGTTCCTGATTGGTGATCCCATGAACCCTCAAGAATTGGTCATGTCCTGGCTCCTATGGCCAAGTATATTCTGCACGACCCTCCCCTAGGCAGGGAAAGCATTGGACGATGCTCTCTATTGTAAGTTCCCTTCCTATCCGCACAAAAACCCCCGCCTGATGACGGGGGCTTTTTCAGGAGCTATTTGCTCAATTTGTAGAGCATATATTGGTTCAAACTCACACCTTCCAATTGGGCCTCAACAGCAAGCTGCCGGTGTAGTGACTTCGGCATACGCAGATTGATCTTACCGCTGTACTCCTCTTGTGGTTCCGGGATCGGATCGCCATGTTCCAACTTGACTTCTAACCAACCGCGCTTTGCTTCTTCCAGGTTACGAAGCAGTTCCTCAACCGTTTCGCCATGTGATTGGCAGCCGTCCAACTCCAGGTATGTTCCGTAATAGTACCTGCCGGATTCGTCGTCCATCGGTTTAATGACAAGGGTGTAGGGTAAACTGAGGAAATAATTCAGGTCTTTGTTTGC